GGGGCGTCAGTATGTTCCACGTGGAACAAATGGCCGAAGTTTATAAGGCCCCGAAAGGTATCTTCTGGGCGACGCGCAACGGGGTGGACTTCCCCGAATTCGCAGAATGGCCGGTACGTGCGGCTAAACGCCTCATGTACTCGGCCCGCCCGGAGCGCGGGCTGGATACCCTTCTGCACGAGGTCATGCCCCGCCTATGGGCAAAGGACAAGGACATCGAGCTGGTCGTGGCGGGGTACGACAATACCGCCCCGGAGATGAAGGACTTCTATGCTTCGCTCCACGCTAAAATAACCGAGTATGCCGCCGCTGGACGCACGGTATCATGGCTCGGACACCTCACTAAACCGGAACTTTACGAAGAGATGCAGAAGGCAACGCTCTATGTTTACCCTACGGACTTCGAGGAAGTAAGCTGTATCACGGCGATGGAGTGCATGAGCAATGGGTTGCCGGTGGTGACTACGCCCCTGGCGGCGCTACCGGAGACGCTGGGGACCGCCGGATTTTACGTAGAAGGAAACTCCCGCACCGCTGAATATCAGGACAAGTTTGCCGATACGGTGCTAAAAGCCTTGGAGGACAAGACTGCCCGGGACATTATCGTCAAGCTCGGTAGTGCTCGTGTTGAGGAACTCTCTTGGTCCTCGCTCGCCGAGGATTGGGAGCAGCATATCGAGGAAATGTTCATCGAGAGAACGAAAAATAAAGAGGCGATGGCTGAGCAGTTCTACCGCAACGAGGATATCATGGCGCTCAGGGCGCTCAATCCCTCTCTTCAGTGGAAGCTCAGGGTCGAGGACGAATATCCGTTCATTGAGAACCCCGAGTTGTACATAAAGACCTATGCCGACGGCGGGGCGCATTACGCCGAGGGCGTAGAAAAAGAAGGGAAGATGGGACTTCAGACCTCGCTCCGGTTTCAGACCGTAATGGAGCTTATGGCCTCGCGCGCACCCAAGCGGGTGCTCGACTATGGCGGGGCTTACGGTAACGAGGCCGTGCAGTTTGTCAATGCCTTCGGATGTAATGTCACTACGGTCAATGTTATCCCAGCCGAGCAGGAACTGGGGAAGAAGTACCTTTTACCGCAGTGCGCAGAACCGGATAAGATAGACTGGAAGATAGAGGGTTTCAACCTGCCTGAAGACGACGGCGTAAGGCATGATGTAGTCTTTGCAGGTGAGCTTCTGGAGCATGTCTGGGAGCCATGGAAGTTGGCTGACGCTCTCGAAAAGCGCTGTACTCCCGAGGGTCTGGTTATCTTCACGGTGCCGAGCGGACCGTGGGGCGACGTCGACACTGAGCTTAAGCATCGGGGGCACCTCTGGAGTTTTGAGCGTATGGACTTAAAAGACATGTTCCACGGAAAAAAGAACCTGTCCATCAAGATGGTCGTAGCGGGCTACAACGAAAAGAACAAGGAAACTCTCGGGTGGTATGTCATATCGTATGCACCAGGCGGCGGCCCGTCGCACCCTGTAAACATGGAGCGCAAACTTAAACACCAGGCCCCGCGCCAGACCGTGAGCGCCTGTATGATAATCGGAGGAAAGCAAGAAGGTCTTCTGCACCGGTGCCTGACCTCTGTAAGCAAGTTCGCTGATGAGATACTGGTGCTTGATACGGGCATGACGCCGCCCTGCCGCGATATACTCGCCCAGTATCCCAAAGTGCGCCGCATCCAGTCCGATGTCAATCCCTTGATTGACGGCTTCGACGCGGCACGCAACGCCAGTATCACCGAAGCCAAGGGCGATTGGATACTATGGATAGACTCCGACGAGGAGCTACTCGGAGTACCCAACGCCTTTAAATACTTACGCCATAATATGTACGACGGTTATTCTATCAAGCAGCACCACTTCTCCGTGCAGCCGCCCAACGCCTTCAAGCCGGACATGCCCGTGAGACTCTTCCGCAACGGACACGGGGTACAGTTTTATGGAATGGTGCATGAACACCCGGAGAAGATAATGAACGAGAGCGTCGGTGAGACCACTATCCTGTCCGACGTGGATATCGCCCATGACGGCTATTTGACCGAGGGCGTTCGCCGTGGCAGGTTTGACCGCAATATCGGGCTCATGTTCAAAGACCGGGAGAAGTACCCCGACCGCGAGCTTGGCAAATTCTTGATGATGCGCGACTGGATGCATCTGGTATCCTATACGCTGGGGACTACCAAGGGGCAGATAACGCCGGAGATTGTCGAATGGTGCGAGAATGTCATAACTACCTACAAGGAAAATTTCCTCGGTAAAGATTCCATGATGGCACAGGACGGACTCGGATATTATTCTGAGGCTCTCAAGTTAATGGGGCGGGGGCTTGAATATGTCTATAACTTCAACGTCAGTTCGACAGATCCAAGGCCTGAACCTGAGGATAAGCTGGCGCGTTTTGGAACCCCTGAAGAATTTAAACTCCACGTGGCCGGGCGATTAGCGGTTATGATAGAGCCTATTACAGGAGACTATGTATGACGGTCTACGACAGGGGGGACGCGCTGACCCACGAAGTGACTTTCAAGCAGTATTCGCCGCATGTAGTCACACCTGCTTACGCTGACCCGACAAGCGCGACCATCAGCATTATGGCTCCGTCGGGGAGCTACATAGTGGCCAGTGCCGTGCTCTCAAAGACCAGCGCCGGTTCTACCGGGCTATACCATTACACAATGCAGTCCTCTACGAATTGGGAGAAGGGCATTTATCAGGTCGAGGCGAAGGGCGTCTTGGGGTATGTGAGCCTGACCGTGGCCGAACGCAGTTTTGAGCTGGAGTAATCAATATGGGACAATATACGAGCGCCGTTAAAGTCCGCCAGTTATACCCGCAGCTGAATGAGCTGACCAGTATAACCGACGGGCAGGTGGACTTTTATATCAGCCAGGCAGAGGCCGAATTAGATGGGCGCCTCTCGTCCAGGTACACGCTGCCTTTCAGTTATGCCCCGGCGCTGGTAGAGGCGCTGGCAACGGAGTACGCGCTCATAAAATTGATGGACCGCTTTTATAGCGCCGAGGCCCCGACGAAGTATGACTGGAAAGAGGTCCGCCGTCGGGAACTCAAGGAATTGATGGGCAAGCTTTCCGAGGGCGCTGTGCTTTTGGTAAACAGCACGCATGCCGTCCTGACTCAGCGCTCGGACATCGGCGGCATAGTCAGCAATACCACCGGGTATGTCCCGACCTTTAACCACCTTGACGCCAGCCAGCAGGTGATAGACACAGACCGGCTGGATGACGAGGAGGATGCTTTGAAATGAAACTGAGCATCCATGTTAACGGCGAGCCCGGAGTAAAAAGACTCCAAAGCAAGTTCACGTCGATGGCCTCGGCTATCAAAAACCGCAGGGTTATGTTCAACCGCATCGGTGTGCAATTGCTTAATGCCGTAGCGGAAAACTTCCAGAAGCAAGGGCATGAAGGAACGCCGTGGCAGGCACTCAAGGTAGCTACCTTGGCACGCAGGCGCAAGGGACGGGGTGCGCGCGTAAGCAGCGGGCGCATCCTTGAGAACAGTGGCGACCTGCGCAGGTCGTTTGTGCCAAAAACCACCGCTAACCTTGTGCGCGTAGGCACTAAAAAGATATATGCCCCACCCCACGAATACGGGCACGGAGATATACCGCAGAGAAAAATGTTACCGTCCCGGAAGCTTGGGCTCCAGACGGCGCTTAATATCGCCGAGGGGTACACAACGGAAAAGCTCAAGGAGAGTAAGCTTTGACTGAGATAGATTATACTGGCATAATGCAAAACATAAAAGACCTGTTCCTTGCCGACGAGCGCACTAAGATTGTCGGCGGCAAGCCTTTGGTGGTGCAAGTAGAAGAGGCCTTTCAGCCTATCCCGGACCGGTGCCCGTGGGTAGGGATATACCTCGACTCATGGGAGACCCGCGCGGAAAATGAACTTATCGGCGGCTCGGCGCCGAGGCTGACTACGTTGAACATCGAGATGTGGCTTTACGAGTTTTCGCTTGAGAACGCTACCGGGGCCCGCAAGAGGGACACGCTCTTGCAAAAGGTTAAAGAGGTACTGAAGGATAACCGTACATTAAGCGGCGCGGTACTGATAACAAGATTCATGGGCGGGGAGTTCGACGGGGCCAAAGTCAAAGAGGGGTTTTTAAAGGGCGTTTCGCTCAAACTTGAATGCGAGATAAGGGAATAAAGGAATAATTATGCTAAATGAAGAAAGGATTAAGGAGCTTTTAAGCGAAGCGGAAAGCTTGCCTGCCGTCAGAGCATCATATTGGGGACCCACCATTAAGACTAAGGTAGTAAAATGGCTTATAGGGGGACTTACCATTCCCGGCATAGGCTATACCGAGGTAGGTGCAATATCTCAACCGTTGTCGATAGTCATGGCAGATGATTTCATCAGGCAGGGCATTGCCATAGAGAGCGCCCCTGCCATCACCACTTAGCCCAGACAGGGCGAGATAAAGGAGGATTAAAATGGGTTACGGCATAGGTGGACATCTGGGTATCGCCAGGCAAAACTCTTTCGGCACGGCATCGACATCATGGGATTTCGTCCCGATAATAAGCG